GTTCTTGCAAGTGATACACATATAGTGTTTAACTATTTGTGTAAAAACTACAAGACATTTAAAACATTCTCCTTTAGTGTATCATTCATCATCATCCCACTTAAGGACCTTCTATATATTAAAATACCAACTTTGGGAATCATTACCTTTCGAGATAACAAATATCCCATCATATGATGTCATTACCTTAGCATCATTACCCACAATATCATTACCACCTTGTGTGATAACAAATAATTGTGGATAACAAATAACTAAGATAACAAACAATCTTCATGGTTGATAATTTAATGTTTAGATTGTATAACCTCACGATTTCGATCGTGTTGTATGAACCGAAATTGATTAAGTTAAGTATGATTATATATTTATAGTAAAGTTTAACAAGATTATTATTTATGAGTTTGATTGACATGGAGTCTAATGTGGTGTTGTGAGCCACTTGAGATCGACAGACCCTCAGCTTCATTTAAATCTTCTACTTTGTGGAAAGTAGCTCAGAAATACGTCCCTTCACTGTAAGTAGGGTTTGGTACCCCTCATGTGAATACATTCTAGTAGGAACTCTAAAACCTGTATGGCTTTTGCTATATAGTTCGACTCTAATGCACTGGATTTTATTCAAGTTTATCAATCACATTCCAAAGGCGAGAAGTAAGACCTTAGAGAATGGCTGGAACGATAAACCTCTCAATATATTGAAAGTGAGCTAAAGTTGCTCTATATATTCAAAAGTACCTGGGCCTAGGGAAGATTATGGATTGTTCCTAGACAACCTTAAATAGATTTTGTTAAATGTAAATATACTTGTATATGATTATGGAAACTGCGACTCTTGGATGTGATAACCCAAGTTTTACATTATCCGTTGGTGACGTATCACTAGTCTCCACGTTATGTAGGAGACTTAAAACTGAAAGAACAAACTTTAAATGGAGAGTAAACTCTAAATCATGAACTTTGAACAATGAACAAAACAAACAATGAACAAAATTCACCTTCAACATCCACTACCATCGAC